AGTGACTCAAAGTGAGTCGGCTACTCAACGGCTTAGCGTTGGCGTTGAATTGCTATCTGTGCTCGTCGCAACGCCAGCGACGACGATTTGATGGTATCTGGTTCTGTGTCGTTTGCTTGCTTGTTGCGCAACTGCACCATCGTCTCCTCGTAAGCAGGATAGGTCACAACACTTACATCAAACAGTTTCACCTCTCGTAGTTCACGGGTTCGCCTGTCGTCACTCCAAGAATCTTTGACTGTCTCGAATGCGAAACTCATCTGCGACACATCGCCTCGTCGTAATGCACTCATCACACGGGCTGCATCTGGATTGGTTTCATCAAGCATTGCCTCAACGAGCAAGCCTTTGTCGTCCTCACGGATTGACAATGTGCCTGACTTGGTGCGTGCTAGTGGCACACCTTCGTGGTCAACAAGCAAGCGCACATCTGCGCCATCGTTGATTGTCTTTGCGAATGCGCCTCTACGCACAAACTCTGTCCAAGGCAACGGCTCGCTAGGTGAATCAAACACGGCGGCATAGCCAACAAGGGTCTTGCCATCTTGGTCTGCTCGCACTTCAAAGTTGCTATAGGCAACGCTGCGTGACTCTTTGTGGTCAACAACCCAATGGCTTGTGCGGCTTGCTGTCTCGTCGTCTGACACAACAATCGTTGACGGCTCTGCCTCGCCTTCTGTTTCGCCACGTGGCTCCCATGCATCGCAATACATCTCTGGGTCACAACCTGCGTCCCACTTCATGCAGTAAGAACGCTCAGCATCAAAGTATTCACAGTTGGCGCACGAACGACCCTCAGGTACATCCTCGCTGCTGGCTGGGCGATAACTTGCTGGCAGTTCACGCACATCAACTTCACTCATGGGTTCGCCCTCTCGTTCCTCATCTAGTCTGCCAACAACATCGTTGGCGTATTCCATCGCTCTCCGTGCATCAGATTTGCTTGGACCGCTTCCCCATAGCAAGTGGGCAACCAATCCTGCTGTGATCTCATCGCCTTGTACTGCGTCCAAATCTACAAGGTGGCGTGCTATCCAAGGACCTATCTTGCGCCACTTCTCCTCTGTGACTTGTCCTAACGCCATCTTGCGTGCATCCTCTACAGTCTGTGGGCGTACTCCGTCGCCGCTTAGACCTTCTTCATGCAACTCAACACCACGCTTGGCAGCAGCACGCATGTATGCAGGTGCAGCAAGATTGACTGCACGAACCTCGCCCAATGTTTCTCCGTCAGTATTTACAGAGGCGGCAACCATGTGGTCTATTGCGTCTTGCTTAGTTGTATGGCAACCCATTGTCTCGAATGTGCCGTCGTCGTTCTCTTTGACCATTGCCCAACCGTTGCAGTCTGTTTGCTTGTCAGTAATCCCGTATGGCATGGTCAATCAGTATCTGGTGTGAGCACACGAACATCAGTTGTGCCAGTATTGGTAATTCCATAAAGCGTTTCACCGAATGGAACTTGAATAGATATGGTTTGGTTGTTTGGCAGATGTAAGCCGTTTGATGTAGTGACTGCACTATTGCCAAGATATGTGCTTCCACTTGTTGAGTGTAGATAACAGGTGCGAGGTTGGTTGTCTGCTGCTACAAGCAATGTTGCTGAAGTTGTGACGGTAACAGTAATTGATTTCATGCAGGGCGCTCTTGGTCTTTGCCTAGTGCTGGCAGGTCTGGTGTGCCTGCCATTGGTGCTCCAGGCAAGTTGAGAACAAACTCATCTCCGCCTTCGTATGGCTCACGACCCTCAATGTGGCGTGCTTCGTTTGGTGTAAGCATGCCCGATGCAATTTGCACTTGGCTTGCACGAACACGGGTTGACAAGTCTGCTCGTAGGTATTCGTCTGCATTGAAACGGACACTCATTGTTGGCGGAAGCATCTCACTGATAGCGCCTTCTATTCTGCGCATGTATGGCAGCAGTGTGTGACGCACAAAGTTGATGCCTGCACTTTCAACATTCTGATAGGTCATGCTGTCGCCGCCTGTGCCAATTAGCAACGAGAGTGGAATGCGATATGCACGGGCTATGTCACGCACAATGCTTTCACGATGCGCCATTGTGTCCATGTCGCTTGCTGATGCAGCGATTGGCTTCCAACGCAAGCCGCCAGATAGCACTGCTGGTTTGCGTGTCTTGTAGTGCATGTCTGTCCAAGTGTCTCGCAACACTTGTGCTTGGTCTGGTGTTATCTGTGCGTCTGTTTCAAGCACGCTAGATGGTGTTGCACCATCGCCGTAGAAGGCTGCAAGGTAACGGTTGATAGCAATGTCCGTGCCAATAATGTTTCGCAGCGCATCTATTGGAGCGATGCCACGATACTGTCCCGGGAGTCTCAGCCAATCAATTTGTCTAATCTCATCACGTGAGAATAGTTCTTTGCCTTGTCCAATCTGGAACATCAACACACCATCGTCACTGTTGACATGTTTGACAGACAACGGATTCAAGTTACGCATCTCAAGTGGCAACCCTGTTCGGTCTGTTGGTGCGTAGATGTAGTCAACTCCATGCACTGCCATTGTTGCAACTGCTTGATGGATAAAGTCAAACATCAGTTGCTCGTCGTTTGGTCTGCGTAGTACATCGGGAGTTGGCAAGCGTTGCCAACGGCCGCCTACATCACGGAACAACTCAAGCGGCATTGTTGCAACACTGTCTGCAAGAATTGTCACTGCTGCAATCATTGCTGACGAAGCAAACACATTCGTCTCGTTGATTACTTCGCCCGAGTAGTTCTGGAACAATGGGCGTGCAGTTATTTGATACGGGTCAATGTTTGTTGGCAACGCTCGTTGCTCTTTGCGTCTGAATATATCTATCAAAGCCATAGTGTCACCATACCGTTTCAACACTAGGCGTTGGTGTGCTAGTTGCTCTGCGTGTCGCACGATCTAATGCCATACACAATGCAATGGCAGCGTCAATCTTTCTGCGTGACTTGCCTTTACTTAGACGCCACCCGTTCTCTGTCATGCGCTGTGCTGCGCTAAGAACTTGGTCTGTGAACATTGGTGCGCCATCATGTAACACTTTGCCGCTTACGATCAGGTCGTAGGTTGCGCCACATGCAGGAATCATTCTGCTTGACGACTGTGGGAACTCAACCATTGGCAACCCATCGTCATACAACGCCTCAGCACTGCGTTGGAAGTAGGCAGGGTCGTAGGCAAACTCAACGACCTTGTGTTGCGTGTGCAGTTCACGCAAGTGTTGCTCAACAGTTGCAATGTCTAACTCTGCCATATCGGGATGCCAAATCTTTGCGTCAACTGCAATGCGTCCGTCTGCTTGTGGCTGTGCAATAACAACTGCAATGGAGTCATGCTTCAACGCCATGTCAATCCCAACCCAACAATCATCAGTGCTGTTGATTGCCACGTGACCTATAAGGCGTTCCCATGCGCCAACAGGCAGCCAACTCTCTTGTGTGCGTACCCATTGGTTGAGACGGAACCGTCTGAACGCCATCTCGCTTGTTTGTTTGGCAGAGACTTCCATGTCCTCGTAGTCCATCAAGTCAAGACTGAGGTTGGGATTGCTCTTGCGCCATTGCGCTCTGTCGTTGATGTCGCAATCGCCTTTGGCTTCCCACCAGTAGAACCCAAACGAGTCGTCGTCAATGTCTTTGGCTGCAACGCCCTTGCCATAGTTGTAGAGCCGTCCAGCAAGTGTGTCTAAGTCAAAGCCAGCAGTAGTAATTGCAACAGCCAACGGGTCTTGTCGTGCGCCAGAACCCAATGTGAGTGCATCCCAGAGGTCGTCATTGGGTTGCACATGCAACTCGTCAAACACAACTAGCGATGGGTTCAAGCCTTGTTGCAGTTTGCCATCACTAGACAACACACGGTACACAGCCCCGTAGCGTGGCACTTCAATAGCGTCACGATACACCTTGCACTCTTTGGACAGCATTGGACTGTTCAAGACCTGTGCTTTGGCTTCACCAAACACGATGCGACCCTGTTGTCTGTCGCCAGCCGCCGAGTACACCTCAGCCCCAGGCTCTCCAGCGAGCAGCCCGTACAGTGCAAGCGCAGAACCCATCAACGACTTGCCTTGCTTACGGGGCAGACCAATCAAGGCTCTACGGAAGCGCAAGCGTGAGTCGTCACGCCTCTCCAACAATGCGCCAAGCAACCAACGCTGCCAAGGTGTGAACTGCAAAGGTTGTCCAGCGAGCATGCCCTTGTGGACAGTCAGCCAACGCTCCGCAAACTGCGACACCAAATCACCATCAGTGATGTTGTTATGTCGCTCAACAAAGTAAGTTGGCGCCCACTTGCTAGTTGGCTTGAGTGCGCTTCTGTTGGACTCGGTCACGGAACTCCTGCAATGCGTCTGATGATGTGCTGCTCATGCCTAGTCTTGCCCTGTCAGTTGGCGTGAAACCTAACTGCGCCAAGTTGTTTGCTATCTGTTTCTCAAGCATGCGCAACGCTGCACGCTCACGCCATTCCAGTCCAATGCGAAACATCTTGTCACGAAGCAATGTGCGTT